GTTGAACCTGTATACCCAGCACCTGCTGATCCTGTGTAACCTAAACTTCCTGTAAATCCTAAATCTCCTTTTGAACCTGTATAACCAGCACCGGCTGATCCTGTAAATCCTAAGTCTCCTTTTGAACCTGTAAATCCTGTTGAACCTGTATACCCAGCACCTGCTGAACCGGTAAATCCTATAGAACCTGTGTAACCAACTCCAGCCGATCCTGTAAATCCTGTTGAACCTGTATAACCAACTCCAGCTGATCCTGTAAATCCTGTTGAGCCTGTATAACCATCTCTACCAATTATACCATCAGAGCCTGCTGATCCAGTAAATCCTAAATCTCCTTTTGAACCGGTAAATCCAGAATCACCTTTTGAACCGGAGTAACCTAATGAACCTGTAAATCCTAAATCTCCTTTTGAACCTGTAAATCCTGCTGTACCAGCTGAACCTGTAAAACCAACACCTGATGAACCTGTATAACCTAGAGAACCTGATGATCCTGTGTAACCTGTTGTACCAGCTGAACCCGTAAAACCAGCGCCAGTTGAACCTGTAAATCCTGTAGTACCTTGCGAACCTGTAAATCCAACACCTCCAGATGAACCTGTAAATCCTCCACGTGATGGAAGAGTAACTTTTACTTGTTGATTCTGACCTTTAATTATTGGCATTTATTTTAAATTTTTTAGATTGACAAATCTACCATATTATGTTATAGTATATTTATAAATAATTTTAACTTTATAATAAATGATTTCTATAGCAATTATTGACATTATTGGATTGACTTATGACGGTGATACCTTAAACAAAAGAGGTTTAGGAGGCTCAGAATCCTCCGTTATTTTACTCGCTAAAGAACTTTCTAAAAACAATTTTAAAGTAACTGTATTTAATAATTGTATAGATAAAGAATCAAAAGAAGGAACATTCGATAATGTTCAATATATAGATCATACCATATTAGATTATAAAAACGACTTTAGTTTTGATGTTGTTATATCTTCCAGAACAGTAATACCATTTTTACCACCTCACTTATATAACCAATTTGAAAATTTTAAACCTCAAAGATATTCTAAAATAAAACAAAATGCTAAATTTAAAGCAATGTGGATGCATGATACTTTTGCTAAAGGCGATCATCTACTAGAAGATATGATAGTTCACAAAGATATGGATGAAATATTTACTCTTTCAGATTTTCATACTTCTTATGTAACTACATGCGATCATGGTAAAAGAAGAAATTTTGAAGTATTAAAATCTCATATGTTTATGACACGCAATGGTATTGTTCTTTATAAAGATGAAATAGACATAAGACAAAAAGATCCTCATTTATATGTTTACAATGCTTCTGTTACAAAAGGTATGTTGCCTCTAGTTGAAAATATGTGGGAAAGAATTAAAAAACAAATACCTCAAGCTAAATTAAAAGTAATTGGTGGATATTATAGATTTAGAGAAAATGCCGAACCAGACGAACAAGAAAAAAAATGGAGAGAATTGGTTGCTGATGAAAAATATAAAAAATTAGATATAGAGTTTACAGGCATCATTAAACAATCTGAAATAGCAGAATTGATGGCAAAAGCCAGCTTTATGTTATTTCCTGGTGCCTTTCCTGAAACATTCGGTATTTCAACTTTAGAATCTTTAGCATATAACACTCCTTTAATTACAACTCGTTTTGGAGCTTTAGAAGAAACTGCCGTTGAACAGGCCTGTTATTTAATCGATTATGCAATAGAACCAAATAGTCTTTTTAAATTTATTGATAAAAAAGAACAAGAAAATAAATTTGTAAATATGGTTTTACAGGCCAATAATAATAGATATTTACATCAACAAAAAATGTATTATTGTAATATTATAAAAGACATTGTGGGTTGGGATTCAATTGCTTTACAATGGAAACAACATATCTATAAAAAACTAGGAGAATATCTTTCAAAAGAAGAATACAAACAAGTTAGTCATATCAATTCTAGGGTTAAAAAAATATTTGGTAGAAGATTTAGTAATTACGAAGAAAATTATTTACCAAGAAATACACAACAAAGAATTGTTTTAATTACACCTACTTATAATGCTTCTAAATATATTGAGAGATGTATCAAATCGGTTATTACACAAGACTATGATAATTATTTAATGGTTGTTATTGATGATTGCTCTACAGATAATACTTATGAGTTGGCTAAAAAATATGAAAGTGATAAGATTAAAGTGATACGAAATATAGAAAATAAAGGTGCTGTAAGAAATCAAATAGAATCAATAAACAATTTTTGTGAACGTGATGATATCGTAATGTTTTTAGATGGTGATGATTCTTTAGTAAACGACAATCAAATATTTCATTTTTATAATAATCTTTATGATGGTACAACTGAGTTTAGTTATGGTTCATGTTGGTCAATGGTAGATAATATACCTTTAGTATCTCAACCTTATCCAGAACAAATTAAAAAAGAAAAGAAATACAGACAATACAAATTTAATTGGAACATGCCTTATACTCATTTAAGAACATTTAAGGCCTCTCTCTTAGAAAATGTAAATGAGAATATGTTTAAAGATGAAAAAGGAAATTGGTACAAAGCAGGAGGAGATGGTTCTATTTTTTATACTCTTATAGAAAAATGTCAACCTGAAAAGATCAAAGTGGTACAGGACATTGTTTATAACTATAATGACACTCACTCTTTAAATGATTACAAAATAAACGCAGAAGAACAAACTAAAAACGCAAATAGGATATTAACTCAATGAAAAAGATATTAATCGCCATACCAACAAACAAATATGTTGAAACAAAAACAATGAAGGCCATTTATGATCTTGAAATTCCTGATGGTTATACTACTGAACTACAATTTTTCTTTGGTTATCAAATAGATCAAATAAGAAATTTAATAGCAAGTTGGTCCACTCATTATGATTATTTGTTTTCGGTTGATAGTGATATTTCATTTACACCAGATACACTTAAAAAACTTTTAAGTCATAATAAAGATATGGTATCTGGCCTTTATATACAAAGAAAACAAAACGAACATATATTAGAAGTTTATGAACCTAACGATAGAGGTGGTTGTTCAAATATACCATTCGAAAAAATAAAGAATATTCCATTAGTAGAATTGGTAGCTTGTGGTATGGGTTGTGTATTAATTAAAGGAGAAGTTTTTAGATCAATACCTTATCCTCATTTTGTTTATCATTCAGCAATAGATCATAAAAATACAATATCGGAAGATGTTGATTTTTGTAGAAAAGTTAAAGCAAAAGGTTTTGGAATATTTGCTGATACAACAGTACATTGTGAACATATAGGTAATACAATTTTTAAAATAGAAAGTACACCCAATACACCAACTGTAAATAAAAAAGAAATTAATATACCTGATAGATTAAAAGAATTATCAAATAAAAAATTATTACCTTCAATACATGTAGATTATTTAAAGAGTTTAAGTATATCACCAAAAGTAATTTATGATATAGGTGCTTCAGTTTTACATTGGACAAATGAAGCTAAAACAATATGGCCAAATGCGGACTATATTCTTTTTGAAGCAATGCCTGAATGTGAATTTTTATATAAAGAAAACAATTTACAATATCATATTGGTGTATTAAGTGATGTAAACGATAGAGAAGTTAATTTTTATCAAAACAATTATCATCCTGGTGGAAATAGTTATTATAAAGAAAATGAACAAATAAATCCTGAATCTACTAGATTATATAATGAAAGTAATAAAAAATTATATAAAACTAAAACTTTAGATAGTATTATAAGTTCAAAAAACCTGCCTATGCCAGATTTAATAAAGATAGATGTACAAGGCGCTGAATTAGATGTACTAAAAGGATCTAAAGAAGCCTTAAAAAATTGTAAAGATTTAATATTAGAATTGCAAATAGTGGAATATAACAAAGGTGCACCACTAAGAGATGAAGTAATTAAGTATGTTGAGAATTTAGGTTTTAGATTAATTTCAGGACCTTTTTGTGATAATGGTCCAGATGGAGATTATCATTTTTCAAAAAACAATGTAGAAATAAAAATACCTACAAATAAATTTTTTGATTAAGGAGTATAAGTAGAAACTACACCAGGATAAACAGTAATAATACCCTCTACTACACGAGTTACTGTACTGTCAAGCGTATTAGTTATTTGCACATCATATACCCAACGGCCATCTTCTAATAAAGCTGTTGTAGCTGGGTCTAATTGTATAGTTACAATTCCATCAGCTTCATAAACCGTAATATCAAAATATACTCTTTCATAATTATTAGAATATCCTTTGGACATTTTTCCTTGAGCCGTGTGATTAGCTAAACTAAAAGCTGTGCCATCACTATTTTGAACTGTAACATCACTTGAAAAAGATGCACCGGCATCAATATATAAATTTGCAATATATGCCATTTATTATTTTATTTCTTCTTTTGTTTCTTCTAATTTTTTTAATTCTTCATTAATTTTAGCATTATAATAGTTTGTAAGAACGTCAATCTTTTCAAGTTCCATAACTATATTAATTCTATTGCCTTGTATTTGTTGTCTTGCTATGATGTAATTTTTTAATATTTCATCAAACGTAGTTTCGTCATATTCAGTACCGTTAATTGTAATTGCCATTGTAAATCACTCCTTTAATTAATTTTATTAATACTATTTATACTATATAAATATTACTATATAACAAAAAATGATAATTATGGAACCATTATTACACCTAAATTATGAACTTGATAAAAGTCTAATTTTAAAAGAATCAGAAGAAGCTAAAAAAGAGAGAAGGTTTTATACTGATACTCGTTATCCTAAAAGATTATACATAGAATGGTTATTAAGTTTATACAAAGGTAAGTATATGTATAAAGTTATGAAAGATTTTGAAGTTAAAGGACAACCTAAATTTTACTGGCTTAAACCTAATTACACTTTACCCACACACGTTGATAATGGAACAACCTGTTCATTAAATTTTTTATTAAGTGAAGATAATGCTGCCGTAACAATAAATGGGAAAGAATATTTTTATAAAAATGCTTTATTAAACACCCAACAACCTCATAGTGTTAAAAACGGAAACAAAGAAAGATTGTTATTTAAGATTTCAATATTTAATGAAAGTTTTGAGTCAGTTGCAAACAAAATAATAAAAAAAGGTTATAGTGTTTGATATAGATAAAGATATACCTGGTTGGATGAGTATAAAAGAATTATTTATATTATCTTCACTAGCTAATATGTGTCCCGTGAATGGATCTATTTTAGAAATAGGATGTTTTTTAGGAAGATCAACAACAGCGTTATATAAAGGAAAACATACATCTGTTCAATTAGATGTAGTTGACCATTTTCAAAAAGGAGAACACGCTTATTATAATAAAAATAAATATAAAAAATATCCTTTGCGACCAATTCCAGGCGATTTAAAAATATATAACGAAGCTATAAAAATTATTAAAACACACGGATGGGAAGAAGCATTTAAATTTTGTGTAGGAGAAGAAATTTATAATAGTTTAAATGTATATCCTATTACAAGTAAAGAATTTAAAAAAAATAAATCATATGACTTAGTGTTTATAGATGGTTCACATTTGTATGAAGATATTTTTCACGACATTAAAAAATATTCAGGCAATAATACTTTATTAATAGGCGATGATTTTAATTTTTATTATCCAGACGTAAGCAAAGCAATAAATGTATTAAGAAATAACAGAACGCTTTGGGTATTTGAAAATACAAAATTATGGGCATTAATACCTAAATTAGGACACTGGAAAGATAAATTTAATAGTAAAATGTTTTTATTATAATATAAAATATATGGACAAACTTAAAATATTACAAATAGATAGTAAAAATTGGAAAAAATATGAAAATTTTTTAAAAGACATTAATAAACAATCAAAACAAGACTATAGTAAAGCTTCTCAAAATATGGTTTGGGAAGATTGGGAAAATAATTCGAAATCTTTAATGCACACTTTAGTTAAACAAAAAAGATATGACCATCCTAAAGGCATTTTTAATATAGTAATTAAAGACAATATTATAATATATTGTAGTGGTTGTTACGAAAGCGATTGGTCAAAAGATGTTTTAATTATGGGAGTAAGAACTTGGACACATCCTGAATATAGAAAAGAATGGTGGAAAGGAAATCCAATAATACCTGTACAACTAGAGTTTGCTAAAAAGAATAATTATAAAGCTGTCATATTTACTTTTAATGAATATAATCTATGGCTAGCAAAAATAATGGACAGAACAACTAAAAATAAAGCAATTGTTTTGGGTCGCAAAAATTCTAACATATATAAAGATTTTCATTTACTAGATAAATATTATTTGATAAAAAATACAAAACAAAAAATATCTGTTAATTTATTAAATTGTACCATGAAAGAATTTCAACAAAATTATTTACCAAAGGAATACAATGTTACCAGTATGGGCTAATATAAATTTTGATTTTAATCAACAAAAAATAGAAGAAGAATTGTTAAACAACAATATTTTTGATAAAGGCGTAGTTGCTACAACTGATTATAATGATGAGGGTCGTAGTCGTTGGGATCCAAATGGAGATATTTTCCCAGAAGAAATTTTTAAAAAGAATAAACTTATACATCATTATAAACAAAAAAATGGTGAAAGAGAATTAGTTAAGGGTCAATATAATACCTTTCAAATGTTAAATTTAACTTATTTACCAGAAAAAGAAATAACAAAACAACAATCATGGGAAGGAAGTTTAGAAAAAAAAGATAAACGACCTTTATGGATTAAATATAGACAACCTTGGTCTTGGAGAGAAGATCTGAATATACCTTATACAAAAAAAATTATTAAATCTTTACCTATAGAATATGTTTTAACTGTTCGTTGTATATTGCAAGAACCACCTAGTATAGGCGTTGTACATAAAGATAATGGCCCCATTACAAATAAAGATTTCTTTGATAGTGGTTTTTGTTCTTTAACGTTAAATATAGCAGATGGTGGAGCAAATTTATGGGCTAAAAGTTATAAAACAGAAAAAAAATTTAAAATAGATGAAAGTAAATATAAAGCTTGGCACTTTGATGATGCTTGTTTACATTGTACATCTGAAGTAAAAAGTCGTAGAATACAATTGAGAATATTTGCTAAATTAAATAAACCCTACACTGAAATATTAGATTTAAAAAATGCTGAATATTGAAAACTATAAAAAATTATTGTTTTGTCCTTTAGATTTTCCAACCCCTCCTGAAGTGGATTATAATAAATTTAATGAATGGCACTTAGAACAATTAGAATATAATAAAAAACATAATAAGACAGCCTTAGTAGCTAATGGAAAAGATGACTATCCTTGGGAAGTAAGTTGGGCATTATGGTGGAACACTTATGATAAACCAAATCCTTGGATATGTGATTTTGATAAAAAATTTCCTGAATTGATAGAATATATAAAAGAGTATCCTTTTGTACAAGCAAAAAGTATTAGTTTTTTAAATCAAAAAGAAAGTAGAGATGTTTATTTACATACTGATCCTGATAATAGGTGGGGTATGAGGTTTTATTTAAAAAATGGTTTGGGTGAAAAACTATATTTTGTTAAAAGTTTAAAACCAAGAGAAGAACGTTTAAAAACAATGAAAGATGGTAAGTACAATGATCTATGGGAAAATAGTCAAAAAGAAAAATTATATGCCAAATTTCCTAATCAAAGATGTGCTTGGATGTTAAACAGTATGGATGCTTTTCACGGAGTTGAAAAAAATCCTAGTCCAGTAGGCAATAGAATTAGTTGTGTACTAATAGGTGATTATGATTATAAAAAATTGTTTCAGTTATTTGATCGCAGTATTAAAAAATACAAAGATTATGCTATTTGGTATTAATTTTTTTATCAGTTCTAATTAAATCTATAATAAAAGCAGTTATATCAAATTCCCACCACTTTTTTTTAAACGTGTAACTTCTTGTATTATAATGGTGATTATTATGCCAGCCTTCTCCCCAAGTCATAAAAGCAACTAAAGGATTATTAACAGAATCGTCTTTAATAATAAAATTTTTATATCCACCTGGAAACCAGTTTGAATGATTTATATAATTGCTTAATACACTAGACCACACTTGACATACTATGGGCATAGCAAATAAAAAAACAAATCCAGCTGATCCAAATAGTAAAGTTAACAATAATGCCCAACCAATTAGTATTAAAAAATAATAACTATGTAAAAAGAAATGATACCTATTAACTATTAAATCTCTTACTGTAAATTTATTACCATTCGTTATATAATTAGGAAACAACACTTTCCAACCTTGATATTTGGGACTGTGTGGATCATGTTCATCATCACTATGTTTATGATGTTGTCTGTGTATTGCAACCCAACCTATACTAGAACCAGTACCACCTACACAACCAAAAAATGTGAATACGTATTCTACCCACTTAGGCATTTTAAAACTTTTATGGCTTAAATATCTATGAAATGTAAGAGTAATGCCTAAACAACCAGTTATAAAATAACAAAATAGGCCAATTAACCACCACTGCAAACCATAGTTACCAAATATAAAAGCTAACAATAATGTAATTGTTAATAATATTTGAATAAATGTAAAATATCTTGTATTTGCGATAAACAGTTTTTTCATGTTTTTATATAAAGTTGACATAATAGTATAAATAGTGTATACTTATTTATACATGATTACTAGGCGATTAAATTATAACGATCTTGATAAAATTGATGAATTGATAGATTTACGATGGAAACAAGTACATAAAAAAAGAAACTCAACTCACAATATCACATTAAAAAAAAGAATTAGAGAATATATATTATCGTCTAATAATATTGATAATAATAAAAACATTGAAGGCCTAGGACAAGTATTTGGATGTTTTGATGATGAAGGTTCTTTGATATCCTTTTTAACTCAAAAATTTTGGAGAAAAATGCCTATTCATTATCTAGGCAACATGACAGTTAGGCCAAAAGTTTCTAATTTATATAATATTGAATCTATAGGATTGGGTAAATGCTGGGACAATGCTGTTAAATTTGCAGAATCACATAAATTTTATCAATGGTATTGGATTACTGAAATTAAAGGATGGAACAAAAGAGAAGAAGAATGGTTTAAAAATAGCTCAGCATTTAAAAGATATCATATTTTTATAGATAGTATGTATCATAAATTTGAAAAAGGTCAGTTTAAGTATCAAAATATGATGTTAGGAGAGGCAGCAATAGCAAACACCACAGTTGCAATTAAATATGCTATATTAAAACCAAAATTTTTACATAATATATTTCAACAAAAAGGTTATTTAAAAGATGATTTTATTCCAATTCAATACAGTAATCTACATGATGAACATGATAAACAAATAATCTATAAAGAAATAAAAGATTTTAATGAAATTGTTAAAGTTACTAAAGATGAAAGTAATATGTTAGTTGAAAAAGAATATTATCAAAAAAACTTTCCAGATATTGCAGAAGGAGAACACAAATATTTTGGCGCTTACGAAAACGAAAAATTGATAGGCACTAGTTCAATGATTAAATATTATGATAATGAAGATAATAAAAAAAAAATATATCATTTATGGTCTTGGACACAACCTAATTATAGACGCAAAAAAATTTGGTTAAATTTAATGAAATTAAAGGCAAACTATATAAAAAAAAACAACTGGTGTGAAGATAACACTCTAAATATTGTTACAGTTTCAAAAGAAGATACTCGATATAAAAATATAGGTTGGTTAGAAGCGTATGAAATCGACAAAACATATAAAGAAAAATCACTAAAAAAAACCATATGGTATAGTTTATGGAAAAATTATAAAAATATATGAGCAATTGATAATGTTTGAATATACAGAAAATAATCATTTTAAATTTGGTTACGATAATCAATGGTTTATTGATAGATCAAACGTAAATAATAAATGGTCAGTTCAATATGGTCAGTGTAAAAGGCCTGTTCAAGATTGGAGAGAGGAATGTAAACTAGCCGCAAGCAAAATATACGATCAAAGAAAAGGGTTACCTATAGATATTTTGTTTTCAGGAGGAAAAGACAGTGAAATAACATTAAGGTCTTTTTTAGAAATTAAAGTACCAGTTAATGTTCATTTTGTTGATTATGATTTTTATAATATGTACGATAAAAGATGGGCGACAAAAATCTGTGAGTTTTTTAATATAAAACTCAATATACACAATTTAGACATAAGAAAATTTTGGAGATCTGATGAATGTATGCAGATAGCTAATTCAAGTAAATCAGTTAGTCCTCAATTAATTTCTCAACAATGGTTGATGGGTCAAGTAGAAGGTATTCCCGTATTAGGTTCAGGTGAATGTTATACTGCCAGAAGTGATATAGCTATTCAAAAAAAAATTGAAAAAGGACATAGAAATTTGACTAATGTTAATTGGGTATTAATAGAAAGAGAAAAAATTGCTACTTGGTATCGGTATTTAATATCAAATAATAGACCAGGAATTCCTGGTTTCTTTCAATATACACCTGAACTAATGTTGTCTTTTTTAGAAGATCCTATATGTCAAGATTTGCATAGTAATATAACAAAAGGAAAATTAAGTAATTCTAGTTCAAAGTCTAGTATATGTTTAAAACATTGGCCTGAAGTTAAAAAAAGATATAAAAAAACAGGATTTGAAAATTTACGTGATGAAGATTATGTACTAAGAACAATATTAATGAAAAAATATGAAAATTATCATTATGAATATTGGAGTGAAGTAAATGAATTAATAGAGTATCTTAAAGGAAATACAAACAAGATGCCAGACAATATGGCTCCTAATATAACAGATCCTTGCGATTCTATTACAACCTACTATAATAATATAAAAGATGAACAATTTTAAATTCTTAAAATACAATTTTTCAATTTTAAAAAAAGAAACAGAACAAGACTTATTATTAAAATATTCTGAACAAACACGCTTTGGATATAACGTTTTTACAGAAAATATAGAACATTATATCAATGAAGAATTGTTAAACTTATTATTGGATAATAATTTAAAACCAAAATTAATTGTTTTATTTAAAGGAAAAGCCAAAAGCAGAAGTAAGGAAAAAGCATTATTACATTCTGACATTTATTACGACTTTATAAATAAAAAATATAAGTTTCATTATTGCGGATTAAATCAAGAATTGTATAATACTAAAGCTATCTTTCACTGGTGGGAACCAATAGATGCAAAACCAGTTTATCCTTCCAAAGTAAATTTGATGTATAAAGAATTAACATTTTTAGACGGATTGCATTATGAAGCAAGATCAAAGTATTTTAATAACCCGGAAGAAAAATTTAAATTATTAGAATCTACCAACTACGATAATAGAAAAATAATTTTAGCAAGAACGGATATACCTCACAGCGTAATATATGAATCAAACACCAATTTAGAAAAGAATCCTAGAGCTTCTGTTAGTCTTAGATTTGATACATCATTATTTAATAGTTGGAATGATGTTATAAATAGATTTGAAAGATTATTATGACAAGTGAAGAATTTAAAAATAAAGTATCATACCAATCAATAATTTCGACAAAAAGTATTTTTAATGCAACAAAAGAAGTTGGAGAAATTCAATCTTTGTTTGATAATGAAACAAATAGATTATTAGCTATTAGTAGACATGGAACTACTATATTGGTCTTAAATGAAATAATTAACAATAGTTATACCCGCCATTC